TTTAAGAATGGGCGCTCTGTTCTTATGTTTAAGGATTACGAAAGTGGATTCCAAAGATACGGTATTCCTGACTATATAGCTGCTGCTGAAAGTGGTTCTATAGAGATAGATTACCTTATACAAAAATACAATAGATCAAAATTTGAAAATGGCTTTATGCCTTCAGCTATCGTCGAGATAGACGGCTCTATGAGTGACGATGAGGCAGAAGAATTAATTTCTTTAGCTCAAGACAAATTAACGGGAGAAGGTAATAACGGAAAGATACTATTCTTAGTTAAAGACGGAGGTGGCTCAGGTGGAGGCGCTAATGTTCAGGTACTTAAAGATGATAAAGACGGTAGCTTCATGGAATACCAAGAACTTACCCGTAATAATATAGTTACAGCTCATAGATGGCAACCCGCCCTTTCAGGTATTGTTTCTAGTGGTAAAATGAATAACACAGGTAGTGAGATTAGAATTTCTTACGACTTGGTTATGAGAACGGTTATTCAAGATACTATAGAACAAGTATTCAAACCTATGCGTGACGCTTTAGGTAAGGTCTTAAAAACTGACGCTTCATCTTTAGAGGTTCAATTCGAATCCCCTATAGGTTTTGCTGCGGATATTGATATTACTAAAATAGCTGATGTAAACGAGCTTCGGGCATTGATAGGATTAGAGGAAAGACCAGACTTGGAAGATATTTATTTAGAAGACTTAAAAGGTAAGGATAATGGCGAAAACAGATTATAGACAATACAACAACCTTATAACTGCTAATGAAGTAGTTTTAAAGGCTATGACTAACGTCAATATGGACTCTTCTATAATTGATGACAACATAGTTCTTATAGCTGAATTAACGCACCTTAAACCTCACTTAGGAGATTATTTTTGGGGAGAGTTAAGGAAAAAGCATCACGCAGGAAGTTTAGTAGCTGTCGAGACGACTCTTTTAAATAACTACATATTGCCCTGTCTAGCTTTTTACGTTAAGTATGAAGTCTTAAATGACATGCAATACAATACAACGTCTTCAGGTATAGTTACTAATGATGACGATTGGAGTGATGCTGCTGATTCTTCTGAATTAGCTACCCTTAAAGATGATACTTTCAGAAAGGCTGAGATACTTTTAAAAGACATGATGGAGTGGTTAGATGACACCGAAAACGTAGGTGTTTACCCTGAGTATGAATCTTCTCAAAACGACATGCACATAAATGGAGATAATGTAGTAAGGCTAGGAGGAATTTTAGCTTACGGAAGTAAAATGAATAGATACACCTCCATAAAGAAGAAGGATGAACGATACTATAACTAAAATAAAAGACTCTATAGAAATTACCGCAGTAAATGGAGGCGCAGTAATGCTTTCTACAATGGCTGAAGTTGAGCAAGGGTTACGAATGTTATCTCTTGTTTTAGCTGTTGCATATACTGCTGTTAGAATATATCAATTACTAATTAAAGGGAAAGAATAACATGCCTAATACTCCTGATTATACAGCCCAAGCTGCTAGTTACGCTTTAAAGTTTAACTCACAATCAAGAAGCAATGATTCTGCTGCTGTTACTGCAAACGAGCTTGTTGATAGAGATAACTTACTTTTTTTTATAGAAGAAAACTTTAAGACTAACGTAAAGGGTGGTGTCAAAATAGAAAACTTAAGAGCTTTTTTACACGCTTTAGTTAAATCCGTTTCTGTTTTATCTGACGATAAGACTTTTGCTATACTAATGCACACTTCTTTTTTTATATCTACAGGAGCTGCTAATCGGTGGTATTTTGGGAATCAATCATCGGGTTGGGCTAGTACTAGTTGGAGTCAATTCAATACTCAAGCAGCAATAAACAGTACAACTCCCGCATCTATGACAGGGTTTTATAGTAATACAGGAGTTGATGTTCCTTTTGATATGAGGAATTTTCAAGTTTTTGGTTCAGTACTTAATACAGGGGCTACAGGAGATGTGGATATAGTAGTTTTTTACTACGACAATGACGACCCTTCACAGAGTAATCTTCAAAATCCTGTTTTTTTATGCACAGTTCCTACAATAAACCTAGCGGTAGCAGGAACTTCATATAGCTTCGTTGGCTCAGCTTCGCCTAGCGTAGTAGTACCTCAAGGAAAGAAGATATTTGCATTTATAAGAAATACAGGTCATGGAGGAGCAGGAACTGAATCACTTAGAATTACTTTAGGTTATCAATATTCAAAGTACTCATCAGGATTTACAGTTTAATATGGCTAAGAAAGATTCAAGACTAGACAAGGCAGGAGTTTCAGGTTTTAACAAGCCTAAGCGAACCCCTAGCCACCCTAAAAAATCACACGTAGTGGTTGCTAAAGATGGGGATAAAATCAAGACTATTAGATTTGGAGAGCAAGGCGCAAGCACTGCGGGAAAACCAAAGAAAGGGGAGTCTGATAAGATGAAAGCTAAACGCAAGTCATTTAAGGCTCGTCACGGAAAGAATATTGCTAAAGGAAAAATGTCTGCTGCTTATTGGGCTGACAAAGTAAAGTGGTAAGTTATGGCTGTAAAGAAGAAAAAAAGCACAGTTAATAGTTCAGGCAACTACACCAAACCAACTATGAGAAAGCGTTTATTTAACAAGATAAAGGCAGGAAGTAAAGGCGGTGGAGCAGGTCAATGGTCTGCAAGAAAAGCTCAACTATTAGCTAACGAATATAAAAAAGCAGGAGGAGGATATAAGTAATGGCTACAAAAAAACCTCAACAAAGTCTTAAAAAGTGGACTAAGCAAGAATGGGATTACATCTCAGAGAAGGATAAGAATAAGCCTAAAAGTAAAAGAGGTAGATACTTACCAAAGAGCGTTAGAGAGTCCCTTACACCTGCTCAAAAAGCCGCAGAGAATAAGAAAAAGAAGAAGGCAACAGCTAAGGGAAAGCAAAAAGCCTCTTATAGCAAGAAGGTTGCTAAAAAAGTAAACAAAGCTAAGTGATGAAAAGTTTTTTTAAAAATTGGACTCAAGCAATGGTTAGTTTAATAACTGAAATGGGAGAAGCCTTAACAAACAGAGATGAAAGTAGTTTTAAATAGATTAGTAGATACAGGGAAAGAAACACTAGGAGTCTTGACTATTCATGACGAAATAAAGGAGTGTTTTTCTTGCAAAACCTTAGAGCTTTCTTGGAAAGATAATAAAACTAATGTATCTTGCATTCCACGAGGAGAGTACCTTGTTATTGTAAGATTCTCAGAAAAACATGGCGAGCATTTTATAATTAAAGATGTTGAAGATAGGGATTACATTCTTATTCACGCAGCAAATTATCATTCTCAATTAAGAGGGTGCATTGCCGTTGGAAAATCTTATTCTGATATAAACAAAGACGGGGAATTAGATGTTACCTCTAGTAGAGATGCTATGGATTCGTTATTAGCCGTACTTCCCGATTCATTTTACATAAATATAATTTAAGAAAGCATGATTGAATACATTTCACAGAACGGCTCAGACATTATCGCTGTATTAGTAGGAATAATGGCTGCCGCAAAAGTTTTCGTTAGACTTACACCTAACGTACAAGACGACGCTATCTTCGGTAAGATAGATAAAATATTTGAATTTTTAATTCCTAATTATGGGACTAAGAAGGAAAAATAGAAAGGTTAAAAACGAAGAGCTTGAAGACATCAAAGAACCTATGATTAATCCTTTAATTACTACAGGAGCTAAGATTATGTCGTTTATTGTCCCTAAAATGTTTAAGGATAAAAACGGTAAGTGGTCTAGTAAAAGAACCATAGGTGGTGTTATAGCTATAGCGGCTGTTCATCAAACTGAAGTTGCAGGAGAAGTTACTTGGCAACACTTAGTTATGTTCGCATTGGCGGCAGCTACAGTATACGCTCCTGATTCTAAATAAAGGGTATTACGATTGGTAGAGTTCCATTGTTGAGTACAACTCCGCAAGATAACTTGTAAGACTTAGCGAAATGCTTGGCGTAAGCCATAGCGTAGGAATCTCTATCAACTCCGCACCCTACTTGCATTCCCCAATTAGCTCCATTATAAATAACGGAAGATTCTGTATGAATATGTCCTTGAACTACGGGGCAGTTAAATTCTAAAGACTTCCCTGCGGCAGCATTCCTTCCTGAAGTTCCTGTTCCGTGAACGTAAAGAACATTTCCTATTTTGTGGTCTTCTTTAAAGTCCCAACCCTCAACTCCTAATACCTCATCGAAATCTCGAATCCAAGCCTTAGAAACTCCGCTATCAAAAGCTTTACGTCTAACAATTGCGTCGTGATTCCCTATACAAACCTTCGCTATTGGGAAAGCGTTATACCATGCTTGTATCTTATCTATAGCTCTTTCTAGCTCGTCTCCTGCGCCGTAACCGTCAGGGTCTGCTCTATGGAAGCTTGAATAGTGAGAGTCTATTATATCGCCTATAAATACTACTTCAGAACATCTATACTTAACCATCTGAGCTTTACAATGCTCTAGGTATCCGTCTATACAAAAAGGTTCGTGAATATCGCCTATAACTAAGACGTTTCCTGTTGATGGGGATTCTGACTCTCTAGCTTTTCGAATTAAACTCCATTCAAATTCAGATAATCGAGGTCGATATTGTTTTTCCATGAGACAAATATAGTGAAAAAAAGCAACCCCTGCAAATGCAAGGGCTACCAAGTCTCTAACCAAACAAACAATGCAGAGATAAACAGGGAATAATCAAATATAACACATTTACTCTTTAAGCCAACTATCGGGTACTAATTTCTCGCACCATTTTATGTCATTTTTTTCACACCATTGAGCGTAAGTAGTTTGACTACCCTTTCTTATTTTGTTATTTGCATTTTGAAATACAAATCTAAGGTCTATGTTAGGGTATTGATTTTTGATTAATATATGTTTATCCCTATCTGCCTTCATTAAACGACCCTTAACCTCCAATATAATACCATTGGCTAATACTATATCGGGGGTGTAAGAGTGTTCACTCAGGGGGATGGTGTACGAAATCTTAATAGGTTCGTAGGCAGCGCCTTTAACCTTTCTCTGAATCAAGTTCTTCCAAACTCGATGTTCTAGTCCACTTCGAAACCCCGCCTTCACAGCGGCAGTTCTTACAGGACTGTTTCTTTTGTTTCTCATCTATAAGTTTTTTTGCTAATAACAATTCTTTTTCAAGTCCTATTAATTTTTCAAGGTATACAGCTAAGTCCATAGCTTCTTCTTGAGCGTGTATAAGCCACTCTAAGCTACTTAAATCAACTCGCTCCATCGTAGTGCCGTATTTAGATTTACCTACCTCTGCTCGCTTTAAAATCTTATGAACTACTTTCTGTTCTATTTTACTCATCCTGCAACCCTTTGTTTACAAAGTTAATGTATTCCATTTCTTTTTCCAAGTACTTGTACTTCCAATTTGTGGACTGCTCTTTATAGCTACACATCAAGAAGTAGCACTCACTAAAGCTTATTAAAGCCAACTTCAAGCCATTAACCCTATCTCTTTTTAATTCAAAGTTTTGATTTGATAGCTTTGATTTAACTGTATTTAACTCATCCTCCATTTTATGAATCTCTAACAATAAGTTTGAGTACTGAGTCATGAAAGAAGATTCCTTTCTTGAGTCTTGAGATTCCCTTAAAATCTTCATTGCTTGTATCGCTATATCCATCTTGTTTTATTTATTGCGGTTCATAAATGGTTCTACCACTAAAACAACACATAATATTGTTACGATTATAATTATCACGTTCTGCATCATAGTTCTTCGTATTTTATTTTTAAGTTAGCCCAATCATAACACTCTTGTGGTGTGTCAAATTGCCTGCTATGTTCTGTTATCCAATTCCCTGTTTTCTTTCCTTGCTTGTAGACTCCTACTATCCATCCTGAGCTTTTGTTGGCTAGTGGACTTACTTGAATCCACCAACCTATATCTAACAAGGATTTTATTTCTTCTGCTTTCATCTATGGTGTTAATTGTTAGTTATTCGTTTTCTTATATAAAAACCTCATAATTAATGCTTTGCGTGTTTTTTTGTTAATTACTGCTTTCATATCTATGAGCCACATTAATTTATCTATGAGCCGCAAGCTTCACAATCATCATCATCTATACTGCAAGAGTCGGGTTGGTCTGCATCTGTTAAATCTACAATCCAAGAGTCCCAAGTATTTCTTGCTACATCTTCTGCGTGCTTTTCTGCTGCTGTTTTTTCTTCTTCGTTAATCATCTTGACTTTTTATCATGTTATAAAATACAGGGTCTAATCTTCTTATCTCAAATTGAAGATAAAGCCATGCCTGTTGTA